GGTTGACTCAGATTCTTATTCCTGAGTTCATCCGCTCTCGGGTCATCCGACGGCTTCATTCCAATAATCTGTCTGATTTCGTTCGATGTCATTATCTCGTTTCGAGTAAACTTATCAGCAATTTCAGAGATTTCGTTAACTGGAACAAGCTTGAACGGATCCCTAAAGAACACAATCGACTGTAATTGTGACCGAGCAGTTTTGGTTAGAAACTTTCGTTTCATTTCATCAACAATAGCCGAAAGAATGGGTTCAATTGTTCGGTTGTAATAATTGAGCATTGTTTTATCGTCAGCAGTACCATCTAATATACTCTGAGTGATTCCTAACTGGCTATATAGCATGTTCGTTAGGTATTCAATCTGTTTCATAAGGTTGTTTTCAACTGGACGATTCAACTGCGTAATACGCTCTGTACCATCAGTATAAGCAATACCATATTTAGAACCTGTTAATTGGTCTACTATTTCTTGACGCCGTTTTTCGGCTTGTTGACGCCTTGCCTCGCTCTTAATAACATATGGTAATTGAATGATCAAATCCAACTTACCAGAGCTGCTTTGTTCGTCTACAACATCCAAAAGATTAAGCTTTCGAATAAGTCGCTGCATAGTTGAATTTGGTTCATTAATAACAGCGTATAGAGGATTTTCTATAATAGCAACTGTTCTCTTCGGTAGTATAATATCCTCTTTACGACCTGTTTTCTCATTATAAACACGAACCTTTACATGGCTTGGATACCATTCCAAAATTTTTCCGGTTCGCATTGAGAGAATATCATAAGAACCAGTAATTTCGGGATCAAAGGTTGTGTCAACCGGAACAATAGCAACACATCCTTCATCCAGCATTGACATAACTACGTCCTGAATAAATGCTCTTCCGGTTTGATCAATGTTTGCCTCAACTGTGAGGCAGTTGTTTAATCCCGAATCAATAACGGATAGAAACCGATTGTTTTTATCAAGTCTTACATGCTGAATGGTAACTGAAGAAGCGTCTAAAGCAATCCGATTGTATACTGAAGTTACTATCGAACGCTCGTTTCCGCGTGTTAGTCTCGGTCTATCCGGACGATAAGTATAGCTAATTCCAACATTTTCGTAATAATCGGTGGGATCTTTGTTGAAAAAAGCATTCCATGCATGTTTTAATCTGGAAGTAAACGAATTCTCCATTTTTTGTCATCACCTCCTCCACAAATAAAAATCATACAGGTCATAAACTACTTGTTGGTAATAACTTTGAAATATCATATTTTTTTTGTTATTTTGAAATAAGTTCCATAGCTTTTTTAGGGCTTATGACTTGATCTGGATGACTTTTTAACCAATCTGTAAGAACTTTATAATCATTAGTTTTTGTAAACTCAGCCATAAACGGAGAAGGTTTAAACGCAAAAAAATTTGTTTTGATCTGAATGATTCGACCAATCACCGGAATATATCCAAGAATATTATACAGTTTTTTATTCATTTTTTTTCTCTCCCTTCAGAACATATTTACAAGACTTATAAATTACTTATTTTGGCGTTCATGCATTCTTACTATTTCCTTATATGATAAAGTTGATTCCGGATGTTCCTTTCGATATTTCTTAACTATTTCTGCATCAGATTTTGACTTTATCGTTTTTGAGGCAGTTTGTAATCCTAAAACACCAGCAGTATAAGCGGCTCCAATTTTAACTATTTCTTTTCCAACTATATCCGCATAACCAAGCATTAGATTCTTCTTTATTTCTTGTTCACCAACTTCGCGGATGCTTTTAACCGAAGTTTTGGATGCACCATTAAATATGATTAAAGGATTCACTGATTTGTATCCGGAATATTTGGAATCATTTATATCTTTAATGCCATCATACCCCTTCGACTTTAGCAAATCATAAAATCCTTTTGAAACTTTTTGCCCGGTCGGACTATGATCTACCAGTCCGAGATTTAATGCTTCGTACACATGGGAATCAACTTTACCAGAATTTAAAGATTTTAGTCCTCTTTTAATCACCTCATTCTGTTTTGGCGTAGCCATCGAGCCGTACAAATTGTTTAAATGGGTTTTAAGATTTTCAGAATATGTCTTATCGGATTTGACAAGTTCGCTTAATGCTTGAGTAGCGCTTTTCTTTGACGCTATTTTTAACCCACTATCGACTCCAATCTTGGTTTCGTATACTGGTGCATTAAATGGCCAGTTGTTCTTAAGCTGCTGCCCATATATTCCTCGATACTTTGCGTTGTCTATTTTATTCATCGATGCGTAAAAAGCATCTGAAACACCTTTGTTACTATTAGTTGAAATATTTTGCAAAGTCTTCCCTGATTTGATTATTTTATCAACATTGTTATCGTAATGCTTATAAGCAACATAAGCCGCAGCCGCTGTAATAGTCATACCTGCTATAGCAGCAATTATTTTTTCAGTTCTTACTCTTTTATAGGCGGCAAGTTCAGCTTCTTCTTGAGTCATCCCCTGTTCTTTATATTTTTGTTCTAATTTTATTTGTCGATCTGATTTTTTTACTTGACGAGACATTTTTGCTTTGACTTTTGCATCCGATAAGTCGTCTTTTGCATACTGAAGATCTTTAGCAGCTTTAATTAATTTATCACTTGCTTTACTATCATAAACTAATCCGCCTTTTGTCTCTTTATAATAATCCGTAAGGGCTTTTTTATAAGCGGCTTTAGCCTTTGACACCTCAGTTTTCGCCTTCTCTACGTCAGTATTATACCCATACCTTTCCCTACCTAATTTAGTCAATGATCCATCTTTGTTCTGGAAACGTCTTACTCCCCATTTCATTCCTAGAATGCCGTAATGAATCAATTCATTATCCATTTTGAATTACCACCCCCTTTTTTATTCAAAAGCATCTTTATTAGCTTTATAAGCAATATAGGCATCCATCATAGCGGCCACAGCGTCTATCTTCTGTTCATATCGTCTCTTAAGTAATTTCCTATTACCATTCGTATCTTCAATAGTTATACAGTTTCCCATAGCAAAACTCATCAATTCTTCATCAAATAAAAGCATCCGTTCCTCGGAAAGTTTCTTTAACTCACCTAGAGGAACAGACTCTGTTCTTGCACCCTGTATAACTTTTACAATTCCAAATGGACCGTTTTCCCTTTCCCAACGCTCTACAAATTCTTTTGCGTTATATGGGTCATAACCCAAACATCTAACGTCATATCCACATTCTGTAATATGCTTATCAAGATCATCATAAACCTCCATTATATCTAAAACGATTCCTTCTAATACAATCAAAGTGCCTTCTGCCATAAATTGTTCATACTTAACCCGCATAGCAGCAGGAAGTTTCATTAACGTGTTAGAAGTTATGTAGTTTCGAGTTTTTACACCAAAGCACCCATTTGATAATGGAAATAAAAACGTAAACGAACAGAAATCGTCTCCTTGAGAAAGGTCTGCTCCAAGAGCACAAGGCATTTGCCAGTAGTTTCTCTTTTTATGAGGAATGGTTTCTTCATAAGTGAAGTAGTAAGTATAACCCTCCATGGGGATGCCAAAACGTTTTGCTAAAATATCATTTCTAGCTGCCGGCGCTTTTTCTGCTCTTTCGACATCCAAGTGATATGCTTCATAACTAACGGTCTTTCCTATATTCGGATTAGCCTTCACCCACATTCTGGGATCAGAGACTTCATCGATCGAATCGAGTTTATACCACCAAATAGAAACATGTGGATTGATGTAGTCTCCTTTGAGAATGTCCATCAATTCCATTTTGATTGTGTCTCCACTTCCATTACGAATCGTACCCTCCGAACTAGTCGCAATGATTAGATAATCATCAAGTTTAGAAGCACCCTGCTCGATAGCTCCAATAACGTCCTCTCGAATGTCTCCAGAAAGCCATTCATCAACAGTTGCTACTTTAGGTCGGAGACCTTGAAGTTTGGCAATAGACATCGGTCGTATTTCTAGTAAAGAACCGGTAAGAAAATTTTCAATACCTCTCTTTGTGGAGGCTAATTTTACACGATTGGCTTTTGAACCAGTTGTGTTTTGTAAAGAACCTTCGGTTAGAAATTTAAACAGAGGACCTCTTGATCGAGTTATGGCTGTACGAATAGGGGACATTATTTCATCTGCTTGTTTCATTGTTGGAGCGGTTGTGATCTGATGAGTCGTTGTAGTATCTACATTTAGGAAATACGCTTGAATACAGGAAGCATACAGAGATTTAGCAGCTCCTCTTCCAACGATAAGATATTGTTTATTAATTAAGCGTTTCTTAATGGTCTTTTTTACGTAGCGTCCACCACGACCATCTGGATTTGGTTCATAAACGCTTCTTTCAACAAAGTAATACCAACCAAAAACTTGTTCGCCCCATAACTTAAAAGTATCTAACAAGTGTAAGTCTCCACCATCAGTTAAAGTTAATTCGGATTCACAAAATCTAATCCAACCTTCGACTGCTTCGTCATCATAGTAAACTCCGGGATTAGCAATAAGATCGTCTATACGATTCATCTCCATAGAAATTTCTTTACATACAGGAATCTCCCCTCGCATAACGGCATCTCTAAACATACCGTAATATTTTGGGACGGCAGTGTTTGATAATGCCATATTTTTCAACTCTCCTTATTTGTTTTTTACCTTTCTTTCTATAATGCTTTTAATTTTATTTATGTTATTGTAAAGAGTGAGAGCGGTGGTGGTAACAGCTGTAATCGTTGTACCAGCCTTAATTATTTTTTCAACATACTCCCTTCCTTTACTCACACTACTGGAAGATAATTGAGAATACTGTCGTTCCATCTGAAGACGATTTAGTCGTCTACGAAGTTCGGCGTCGCTCATATATTTAACACTCTTTGGTGAGTGGGCCCTCTTGTANTCTTTATGGTAACGTTTTTTACCAGCTGGCGTAAGAGTTCCATCTTTGTTCTGGAAACGTCTTACTCCCCATTTCATTCCAAGAATGCCGTAATGTTTTAATGTATTAGTCATATGAGTTTTCCTCCTCTTCAATTGTTTTTTTCAGAATCCGCCGCAACTTGAATTCTCCATTCAAGCTCTGATATAATTCGGTTTGCAGACTCGATCACGGCGGAGTTAAGGGGAGGATCGAAAAGAAGTTTTACCTTCATATACATATAAGACTTTATTAATTCCCATTTTGATTTTTCCGGAATAAAGTCTTGCCATACAGACGATTCATCTTTGATTGAAAAACCTTCGGGGGGACCGACCCCCATCTGAGTTAAAATTGAAAACACAGAATTGATGTGCATGATTAAATCCGCATCGAAGTGCGTATACTCTTCCGCAATTCCGAGTAGTTTTTTAATTGATGTAAGTATACTCTCCATAGCAATCCTCCCTTTATGACCGAATTGCGATAAATTTCTTCATACAGAAACCTTCAATACCCGTGGCTGTGTAAACTTTATAGAATTCTTCGGTTGATTCTTTTTCGTCGATCATGACTTCCGTCTGACAAACAATCTCGCATACGACTGGGGATTCAATGGTTGGTTTTTCACGAACATTAAGTTTCTTACAATTCGTCACAAAACCGAATTTAATCTCTTCTGACTCGTTGTGAGTTTCGGATACATATGTATCATTAACAGTGTCATTCTGGCGCATTTATCGTATCCTCCTTTTTATTTAGCTTCCAAGGACAGGTGTCATATTTACTTCTTTCAATCGGCGCTTTGATTAATAAGTTTTCATCGCCATAATGTATTGCGTTATGGGTCGAGTGTGTAGTAGTGATTAAGTATTCTGGGTCTAACAAAAATTCACTTTG